ATTTCATTTGTTTCTTGAATCAATTGTGTAAAGTCAATTTCTCCATAAGCATGAGTTATCATGCCTGCACCTTTCACAATTGCAGCATTTGCTGCATCACTAGCATCTGCATTTTGTGCCCATTGCCGCCTAATTCCATCAAGGGCTGCTTCTCCATCTACACCATAAGCTTTAACAGTATTTATTGCTTCTTTTACAATCTGTGTTCCTTGATCATCAAGGTCAAAAGTAATATCAATAGTGGTATCAAGTGATTCTGTTTCTAAAGCTTTTGCAATGATCCCACCAATTCCAACACCTGCTGCCGCACCTGCTGCCATGTTTCCTAATTCTGATCCTGCTTCTTTTACTGAAGTCTTTGCTTCATCCACTTGCTTTTCAAGCTTTTTAAATTCTTTTCTAACTTGCTCAACAGACTTTTCACCTTTTTCAAGCTGCTCTATTTCTTTTCTAAGCTTTTCAACATTGTCTTCACTTCCAACAGCTTCTTGACCGATTTTATCAAAAGCTTTTTGTAAGTCTTTTGAAGTTGCTGTTCCATTTTTAATAGAATTTACTAAACGATCACCTAAAACATCAGCAAAATCATCAACTTCAGTTCCTGTTAATTCAAACATTCTTTGAAGCTGTTTAGTGCTATCTGCTGTTCGTTCCTGTTCGGCTGTCATATTTGATAAGGCTGTTTGAGTATGCCTTAGTGTGATTTCAGTATCTGCAATTTCTCTTTGAAAAGCTCGATATTGATCAGCTCCAATATCACCTTTTTCAAATTGTGCTTGCACTTGTGCTTGTGCATTTTGTAATTGTTTTAATTTATCGCCTGTATTTTCAATCTGCTCATTTAAAAGCTTTTGTTTTTGGGCTAATAATTCCGCATTATTAGGATCAAATTTTAAAAGCCTTTGCACATCTTTTAATTCACTTTGTAAAGATCTACTAGTATTATTAACACCTTTTAACGCTGCTTCTAATCCTGTTGTTTCCCCGCCAATTTCAACCGTTATTCCTTTGATTCTTTCAGCCATAATTTTTCACATCCTAAAATGAATCAAAATCTTTTTGCGATGCTCTTCTTTTTCTTGCTTTTTTTGGTTGTTGTGAATCAACATATTCTTGTAAATAATCTAAACAATTACCAATTGTCATTAATTCAAGGTCCATTAATGTTAATTGGCATTGATAGCACATTACTTGAAATAATTCTGTAGTTAGGGCTTCACCACTTGAGTCATTTACTTTTTTTTTGTACTTTCAAAAGATGCAAGCATCATTTCTTGCAATTCAGGAATCACTTCAGCCATAGGAAAAACTTCAAAACCTTCTAACCATGTAATAGGATCAGAAATAGAAGGATCAGCAGTTTTCGCCATGATCCAAGCAATATTATAAAAAACCTCAAAATCTAAGATTTCAAGGTCCTTTGCATTGATTTTCTTTTTTCCTGCTACATTTTCCAAAGGTGCTAATTTTAAAATTTCTTTAAAATAATCTTTTCCAAATTGTGCTTTATATTTCAATGGTGTTGCTCCATTCGTTTTAAAAGGAATGGCTTTTCCATCAATCATTATTGTTTTTTCCATTTCTAAACTCCTTAAACTACCGCTGGTGTGTAAACTGCTGTATACCATCCATTATAAACTGTGTCTGGTGTTTCTGAAGTAGTGGATCTTTTTACAACACCATCAATAGTTCTTGGTGCTGCAACCAATGTTAATTCCTGTGTTGAAGGTTCGGCTGTTTCTGTTTTTGTTGCTGAAGTCAATGAAGGTCTTGCAACAGTGCAATTATATAAAACATGCCTTACTGCTTTTTGATCTCCATCAAATTCAAACATAAAAGCAATTTTATTAGGTTTTGCATTAGCATTTTCTGTTAATACATTGTCTGTAGCAATTGATATTTCACCTAAAACATCAATCCTAAATTCATTACTAATATTTGCAATCGTTAAAGTTGTTTCATAACCTTGATTGCTTGTAGTGGTATGAAAAAGAGTGTCATCAGCATAAAAATCCGATTGTTCCCCTTTTGGCTCTAGTGTAATTTCAACCGCACCTTTTAAGCTAATAGGTGTTCCATAAGTTTCTACTCCTTCAACATCTTCACTAATAACTGCATAATGAGCATTTTTTAAACCATAAATGACTTTATTTTCAGGCATTAGAATAACCTCACTTCATATATTTTTTGATACATCTGTTCCGAATCTATATAAGTTTCTGTTGTGGAATAAGGTAGTTCATTATCATTTAAAGCTGCATCAACTTTTGCTTCAGCAGCTAAATCTTTTCTTTCTGTGTAAAGCTCAACTTGTACATTTTCAACCGATTTAAAAACTTTGTTATCAGCTAAAAAATGAGAAGAAAAAGTTGCTACATAAACAACAAAAGGTAGTTGTGGTAATGGCTCATTATTTGTTTCAGTAAAATGAGAATAAGCAACAGGAAAACCTGTCGCTTCAAGAATTGTTTTTAATTCTGATAAAATCATTTTTTTATCGCTTCCTCAATCCGATCTAAATAATCACGAATAGCCACTTCTTCAGCAGGTCTAATGTGTGGCTTTTCTTTTGTTCTAGTTGATCCATCCCTCGTAACATGCCCATGCTCTAGTAGATGTGTTAATTGATAATCTGTTTTATTGTGGATCACTAAAGCATTTTTAACTTTTTTGATTCTCCACCCTTTTTTATAACTGCCCAATCTTTCAGGGCTTTTTATTTCCAAGGTGTTTTTTAAATCTTTTGCAACATCAACTTGAGCAATTTTTATTTCTTCCGTTACTTCTTTTGTATATTGTTTCAAGCGTTTTGCTATTTCATCCGATAAATCTTTAATATCAGACACCTGTTTTCACTTCACAATACAATTCAATAAATCCATCAAAACGCTGATAGCTTTTGTAAATAGAATATTTTTTCTCATTATATTTTAAATATTGTTCTTTATCGTAAGCATCAGCATCAACCAAAAGCATCATATCAGGTTTATGCCCAAGCTGCCCCGCTGCATTAAATTCCGCTCTTGTGATACTGATCTTTGAACAGAACACCATAAAAGATTTTTCTGTTTTTATTGGTTGCCCTAATTCGTCAGGTTCTGAAGTAATTGAAAGAAGGTAACAAACATCATCAAGCGATACTTCTTGACGATTGCCAATAGATGATTTAAGTGATGGCATTTTGTTTATCAATCCTTTCTTTAATAATTCTGTTTCTTAACCTGTGTTGTATGTTATTTGCTAAAGGAATGTCTTCTAATCTTTTTCGATAAGTCCAAGCAGCATAATCAACAATTAGCATTTGATCATCAGCCGCTTTTAAATTTAATGTGATTCCTCTTCTTTCAATTTCTTCTATGCTGCCCTTGATCAATTGAATAAAAAAGGAATCACGCAAATCATGTGTGATTCCTAAATCAATTTTGAAAAGTGAAAGAATGGTTTCCATTTATTCCTTTTTTGCCTTTGCTGCTTTTGTTGTTCCTTGAGCATTTTGGGCAGTTTGAGAAGTTTGAGCTGCTTCTTGATGTGGTTGCAATGGTGCAGCTTCATTAAATTGCTGACCTTTTTCTTCTAATGATTTATTAACTGTGCTTTGTTGTGTTTGTGCTGCTCCTTGTGCTTGCTGTTGGGCTTTTTCTTGTTCTTGTTGTGCCATTTGTTGTGCTTGCTGTTCTTGCTGTTGTACTTGTTGTTGTGCTTGTTGTGCATGTTGTTGTACATCTTGTTGACCTGATTGTTTATTAGCTTTTCTTAATGCTGCTTGTTTTCCCTGTTCTTTTCCTTGCTGTCCTTGTGTTTGTCCTTGTGCTTGCTGTCCTTGTTCTTGTCCTTGCCCTTTTGCTGTTGCACCTGCTTTAACAGGTTCTGTATTATTATCATGCTCTTTTCTGATTCCTGTTGTTTGAATATTTTCTTCTCTCATTTCTTCAACCGCTAAAGCTTCTTTTAATGGTACTTGCTGCCCATTTAAAACTGTAAATGGTTCTACTTCTTGTTGAAGCTGTTGCTGAAGTTGTTGGTCTTGCTGTTGTGATTGTCCTTGTCCTTGCCCTTGTGCTTGTGATTGTCCTAATGCTGATTGTGCATAATCAGTATTTTCAGGTGCTACATATCCACCGTTTTCAAGTTCCCTTGCTCGTTTTTCATTAATGGTTTCATAAACATTGCCAACCTCATAATTTTCGCCTGTATATTTATCCACAAAATTTCTAGTTACGATATAACGCATATTAAAGCACTTCCTTTTCATTTTAGTTTATTGGTAAATCTTGGAGGCCCATTATTTAAATTAAACAGCAGGTGTAATTGTTACTAATGAAAAAGCTTCAGCTTTTGTTGGTTTCCCATCAAAACGCCCTTTACCCCTAAATGCCATTTGATCTTCTACAAATCGAACATGCTCACTGTTATCAATTGTGATATTTTCCCGCTCCACCAATGTGTACTGTTGAAAATCACCATAAAGGACTTCATCAGCAGCCATTGAATTATTGAATACAACAGGAATTCCCACAAGATCAGGTCTAGTTAAATTAGGTAGTTTTCCTACCACTTCACCATCACCATTAGTATTAATTGAATATTCAAGGAAATAAGCATAATAAGTTGATCTTCTCATAACAGCAGTAATTTCACCCACTGAATCCAATCCTGTATCAATTAAACCAATTGGTTTTAAAAATTCAACTAAAGCAGCACCTTCAGCAACAGTCACTTTATTTCCGACTGGAATTGTAGGAATGATTCCTGTTGGTTGTTTTCCTGCTGCACCTGTACCATTCAGGATAGAAATATCAAGTGCTAAAGCAATAGCCCTTGCAATCTTTTTAGATACATATTGATCTAAATTAATTACTGAATCTTGCAGCATAAAATTATCAACAAATGTTACTTTGCCGACTTTAAAACCATCAAAATCAATAGATGCTAATGTCCCAACATCACCAACAGGCAACGCTGCATTTTGCTCAACCCATGTTGCAGGTGTTGTATCAGTATCAATTAAAATTCTTGCTGTTCCTTTTACCTGAATACGATCCACTAAAGGATATAATGTTGAATAATCGCCCAAGATTTCCATGATACGATTTACAATTACTTCAGGAATAACTAATTCTGCCCCTGTTACCGCTCTAAGATTTTTGAATTGGTTGTAGAATTCAATAACATCAGAACGCTTATAATATTCACCTGTTTTTAAAAGCTCTCTTACTTGTAAACGATTCATTTCTTCATTCACTCCTTTATCTCTTTTGCTGCTTTGCTTTTCTGCTGTTGCTGCTCTTTCAGAAACATCTTTTAATTCTTGCTCAAGCTCTTCAATTTCCACTTCAATATCTTTCTTTTCTTTTTCGATTTCAACACTTTCAGCATCTATTGTATTAATTTCAACTTCTACTAGTTTTAAATCGTCTTCAGTTTTTGATTCATTTAAAGCTGATTGTGCTGCTTCACTTCTTTTTAAAATATCAGCCGCTTTTGTTTTAATCTCTTCTAGTTTTGCTCTTTTAATTTCAAGGGCTTTTGCTATTTTCAATTGCTTCAACATTTTTTAAATCGCTCCAATCGTTTTTTAAGTGCAGTTCTTTTTTCTTGCAGCTTTCTTTCTTGCAGCTTTTCAATTTCTTTTGATCTTGCTTGTACACTTGTATTTTCATAAGCAGGAAATGTCACTACACTAATTTCATGCAAATCAATTTCATTTATTCGCCATCTATAACCACCTGAAGCTAATTCTTCAAGATCTTCAGCAAGTATATTAAAACCAAAAGAGCATTGATCCACATCACCCCGCTTCACAAGCTCATGCAAATCTTCAGCATATTGTGTTTTAGGCAGCTTGATAATTCCAAATAAGCCTTTATCATCTGCCCTAATTTCTAATGATCCGCTTTTATTTCTGCCTAATACATATTGTGAATTATGATTCCATAATGCTCGAATATCATTATTTAAAGTATTATCAAAAGCACCTTTAGTAATAATTTCATATGAGCCTTCCCATAATTCAGTTTCATTTTCATACAAAGCAAAATAACCTTCGATGATCATTTCATCAAGGCTTTCACTATCTCTAGTGATTTTAAAATCTGTTTTAAAATCACGCTTATGCATTTGTATTGTCCGATCCAATTTCTTTTTCACCTCCTTTTAATTTCTTTTGGTTGCCCACTTCAGCAACAGGAATGAAATTTTCAAGCACAACATATTCATTTAGTCCTTCTACTGGCGAATAGTCAAAAGCATTTCGCCCTTCATTACGATTAAGCATCCCGCCCGCTATCATATCCTTAACATGTGTTGTCAATTCTCCAAGATCATATTGCATTAATGATTTAGCGTTAAATCTAAAATACCATTTAGGATCATAAACTAGTTTTTTTGTCAATTCTTGCTCAATCGCTTTTGCAATTGGCATGATCACGCTTGAAATAAAATTATTATATTCGTCTTTACTGAAGTTACCGACACCAACCATAAAAGCAGGAATTCCAAAAGCTGAAGCAACAGCTTTTTTATCAAGTGTTAAAGAATCTTGTATGGCTAAATCTTGCAATGAAAGTGGTCTTATTTCTTTTACATCAATTTCATTTGCGGGCACTATCCAAGGTTCACCATTTTCTGTGTCACCAATATAACTATTTAGGATCTTGTCTCTTTCATCTTTTATCTGCATTCCTTCAGCATCTGATTCAACTTTAATAATTAAAGAAGGTCGCCATTTCGATTGTAAAAAACCTGTTTTTGTACTATTCGCCTGTACAATATTTGCAATCGTATCTTTTACAATTGGAATAAATCCCTGACCTTTATAAGGGATATATTCATCAGGAATTAAAACAAAATGAAGGACTTCTTCAGGCTCAAATTTTTGCAGCTTATATTGAATGTTGTAGCCCTCAAAACCGCCATTAAAAATAACATTGTTAATATCCCAAAGTGTAAGATTTTCAAGTAAACCATTTTCTGTTTCAGGATAAACAACACTATTTCCATGCGTTATCATATCCGACACCACTTTATAAATAAAATGTTTTCGGACCATGTACTTATTAGGATCAACATCCAGCTTTTTCGCTAATCCATTTTTTAATCTGATATCACCATCTTGATTATTTTCCATCAGCATAATTGTCATGCTACTCACAAGATCAGCAATTTTATGAATGCATTTTTTCACTTCTTCATTTTTGGTAACAGGTGCATAACCTGAAGGTAACAAAATATTTTTTGCTTCTTCCCCGCTTAACCAAAAAGCAACAGGGCTATTTTCACGCTTTTTAAATTTGTTTTTCTTACTGAATAAAGCCAATTTTTCTCACCACCTTTTTTAAATTTTGACTTGGAGGAATAGGTGGTCTTTTCGTCATTGTAGGTTTTTCTTTAATTCTGCATGGCATTATAAAACCACCTTAAAACCATTTATCAATTTTCTTATTTTTGTCCCTTGCAATAATCGCTTGCTTAACAGCGACAACAGCAGCATCAAAAAGATCAATCCTAAATTTTTCATTAACCTTTTCAAAACGAATCCTCTCTTCTGCATCCTCATTTGCTTTTACGTTACTTATGCAATATTCAAAAGCCTTGCTATTTAAATAAGTAAATTGTTTTGATTTAATTTTTCTTTCAATTTCTCTAAAGGCTTCGGACTTTTTCCAAAATTGCTGCCCTGCTTCTTCCATTTTAAATTTCTGCTTTTCCATGCTTCTCACAAAATCCCTTGAATTGTATTTGTCAAAAGCAACAGCTTTTATTTTAAAACCTTTTTCTCTCATTCCTTTAAACCACTTAACGACTTCTTCATAATCCACAACAACACTATTAGTCATGGTTAGCCATCCTTGATCCTTCCACCAAAAAAAAGGAATATTGTCTTCATCAGCTTTTGCTTTTGCTTGTACAATAGGAATAAAACCATGAGTGATAACAATATCAATTTCTTTATATCTGCCATAAATGCAAGCACCTGTTAAATCGAACATTTTTGAAAGATCCGCACCACCAAACCACTGTACAGGTAGACCTGCTAAAGCTTCAATTGGTATCTTTTGAAATTGATCATTATTAGGCAGCTTCAAAATATCTTTCAATTCTTGATAAGCAGCTTCATCAGAAACTTGGACTTCAGCAATATTAAAATAAGCACTCATTGTATTTGTATAAATGTTCAGTGATTTATTTAGAAATTCAGATCTTGCACTTACATCATTTTGGGCTTGCATGGCATCAGCCATTATATCTTGCTCTCTAATTGTCACACCATAATTAGGATTAGCTTTTTCATGCTCGATTGGATCAGTGTAATTTTCAGGATCATCAGCTTTTGTTATGAAAATAAAATACTGTTCATCCTCGACTTCTTTATCAAGGATCTTTTGACAATATTGCAGCCGCTGATAACAAAAAGAATTCATGTTATTTCCCGCTGTTGTGATTCCTATCAACAATTTATTTACATAAGCTTTCATTGCTTGCTTGTAAACAAAATATTGGTTAGCGTTTTTATAAGCATGAATTTCATCAAGGATAAAAATATTTCCATTTAATCCATCTGCTTTTTTTTCATCAGCCGCTAAAGCTTGAATTTTAATTGCACCTGTTTTAATTCCATCCTGATCATAAA